CTATATGATTAAATTACGATATGCGATTCTAGGAAGTATTATTCCTATGTTCGTAGTATTTTATTATTCAAATAATATAATCGATGATTTGTATGATGAAATAAATACTTTAAAAAATAATGGTTATAGTGAATGTTTTGAACTACAAGAGTTTGATGTGACTGTAACTACTTACAATCCAACGAAAAATCAATGTGATTCTACACCAAATGAGACGGCAGATGGAACAATAATTAAACCTTGGAAAGCTACACAATATAGATATGTAGCATTATCAAGAGATTTACTTTCTCGTTGGGGTGGTCCTTTTGATTACGGAGATTATATCGTAATCGAAGGAACTGATGGTTGGGATGGTATTTATCAAGTAAGAGACACAATGAACCCTAAATGGGTAAAAAGAGTGGATATACTTACAACAAATAGTATGTTTAAATATACTGATGTTAAAATGTATAAGTATGTAAAAAATAATCAAATAGCGTTAGGAGGCTAAATGAAAACAATGATGAGTTTGGATGGTACTCAAATAGTAAGAGTATCAGATGAAAAGGCATCTCGGTTATTTCACGATGATGGTTTTAAATATGTACCTAAATCTTTATGGAAAGAAAAAGTTCGTGATATAAATAAAGAAAATGATGAGACAGAAATAGTTACAAAAAAATCTAATAAAATGTCTAAAGCAGCTAAAAAACATGCGAGAAAAAATGTTAAATAAACATTATGTTATATTAACAATAATGTTATTTCTTTTTAACAATGTTATAATTTGGTATCAGTTAAATGGTCAGTTAGTATGGGATTTTTGGAAATCTCCAAAAGGTATTGTTACATCTTTACTGATGGGTATACCGATAACATCTTTATTTTGGTTAGCAACTAAATTTGGTTATGAAGGATTTGGTGCATTATGGCCAGTTAGATTTATAGGATTTGCTACTAGTATGATATCCTTTCCAATTATGACTTGGTTATATTTGGGAGAAGTTATAACTTTAAAAACAATAATTACAATTATATTAGCTATTATTATAATGTTATTACAATTAATATAATAATATAATATATAATATATAATATATAATAATATATAGGAGAGTAAATGAAATTAAAAGCAGAACAAATACAAAAGAATTGGGATAAGTTAATACAACTTATAGAAGATACTTTTGAAGGCGAAAGAAAAGAAAAACTTTTAACGATGTATGAATATTTTAAAGATAGAATGATGATGGCACCAGCGAGTGGTTCTGAGCATTTTCATCTATGTACACCGGGTGGTTATGTTCAACATATTTTAAATATCGTACATTATTCATTAGAATTTTATAAAGTTTGGAAAGATAGTGGAGCTTATGTTGATGATTATACAACTGAAGAATTAATCTTTGCAGCATTACATCACGACTTGGGTAAAGTAGGTGATTTAAATCACGACCACTACTTACCTAATCCATCAGAATGGCACAGAAAAAATCAAGGGAAGATTTATACAAACAATCCAGAGTTACAATTTATGTCACCACCTGATAGAGGTATTTGGATTTTAAGTCAATTTGAAATCAAAATGTCAATCAATGAGATGTTAGGTATAAAACTTGCTGATGGTATGTATGACGATAGTAATGTACAATATCTTAAAAATTATGGTGAAGATAAAAAATTAAAATCAAATTTAGGATTGATAGTTCATCAAGCTGATATGGCTACGACTAGGATTGAATATGAACAATATTTACATTCTAATGAAGAAGTAGTTAATACAAAAGTTCCAAAAAATAAAAACGAAAAAGAAAAAGTAGACAATCTCAAAGCTAAATTTGATGAATTGTTTGCGTAGGAGATAATTATGTGGTTATGGATATTTTTAACTTTATTCTTTTTAACTAGTGTAGTATTTTCTACATTGTTATTTTATTCATTAAGAAGAATAAATCAATATGAAGAATTTTTAATTCAGTTTCAACAAATAATTCAATTTTCAACAGAAAAAATGAAACTTGTAGATTCTAAAGGTCATTATGAATCAGATGATGAAACAGGATTCTTTTTTCAACAATTAAAAGATTTACAATTATTATTAGATGAAGTATTTGAAACAGAAAAATTAGAGGAGAAAACAAATGCCTAAAACAAAAACTAAAAAAGAAGTTAAATTAACAAAGGCAGGAAAAGTTCCTAAAAAAAGAGGAAGACCTAAAAGTAAAAAAAGAATGTATTTTGATGAAGTAGTACAAGATGCTATAATTCAATATAATACAAGTGACAATCATACATTCAGAAATAAAATATATCAAGAAAAAATACACCCAGCATTTGATAAGTTGTGTGAGAATATAATCAATACATTTAGGTTTACATATTTTGATGATAAATTCACAGATGTAAAAAATGAAGTTGTAGCTTTTCTTGTAATGAATATCCATAAATATGACCACACTAAAGGTTCAAAAGCTTTTTCTTATTTTAGTATTGTAGCTAAAAATTATCTAATATTACATAATAATGCAAACTATAAGAAACTTAAAATAACAGATGGTGTACAAGCATTAGATTATAAATACAATTATAATGAAGAAGATTATAATGGATTAATTGAAGAGATAGTAAAATATTTTGATAATTGTATTCCAAACATCTTTAAAAAGAAAAGAGATATTGATATAGCTTATGCAGTAATAGAACTTTTTAAAAGAAAAGATGATATTGAAAATTATAATAAAAAATCTTTATATATTTTAATCAGAGAAATGACAAATGTAGATACTGTACATATCACAAAGGTAGTAAATGTTTTGAAAGCACATTATCGTAATATTCAAAATGAATATGCTGCAACAGGTGATATTA